AACAGTCAAAGCATTTGATGGTGTCATAGCAGTGTATGTCACATTGACAGTTGATGCTGATGCTGTATCCAACTGCTCTAAAATACCTGAAGCACAATCAGCAGCAGATGTTGCTTGCCAGAACTTTCTTTCAGTGAATACTGCCGCTTTTGCTGCCATATCATTTATGAATCTTTCTTCAGCACCTGTAGTTTCATTGTATGAACCAGGTTGTAAGCGAAGACCCATAATTGTTGAAGACAACTGCTCAGGGCAATATCCTTTGTTTATGTTGTAGTTACAAACTGTTAATTGTTTTTCAGTCATTGTCACGTCACCGAAAGTGGTGCCACAGTGACCAGTTGTTGCGATTGAGTCAATATCACCAGTGTTGAAAATTGGAACGTATTCTGCGTTTTTGATATTAGGGAATACAGAAACAACTTCAGCGAGGTTTGAACCAATAACAATTTTAGTCAATAATTCAGTTTCATTTGCTGATACGTAATCTGACATAGCAGAAATATCAAAACTGAATTTTCCTTTCTTAAGTTACTCATTTTTAGTATTTTTTATTTTCTTTAAGTTTATTTATCATTCCAACTCTCCAATCAGAAAAGTTCTCTTGTAATTTTGTTTCTTTCTTCAATGGGGGAATGGACTCACTCTTTTTGAATTGGTTGTAGTCAGTTTCCAATGTGTTAAATTTCTCATTCAAAGATTGAACCTCTGTGTTAAAAGCCATTAACAAGTCGTGGATTGCTTCCTTAAGTTCAGTGATTTGTCTTGTTGCTTCATCAAAATCTTCAGATGATTCTGTGTCATTTGACATTTCCTCATCTTCTTTTGCTTCTTCAACGACAACCTCTTCTTCTTCAGAAGGCTCCTCACGAATTTCAACCAATGTTGATTCTTCATCCAATACAATTTCTCTATTGTCTTCCAAACGATGAGTTCCAGCAGGTGCTGGTTCAAATCCTTCTTCAGTTTCAATGTAAATTGTATCACCTAAAGTCAATTCTCCTTCAGATTGGTTTGATATAAATACCTCACCACCCTCAAGAGCGACCCTTTCAAATTCAACTTTGGTTACTTCGTCATTAAACTTATAACCCACAAGTTCTGCGATTTTGCTTAACGCTTCATTATAACGCATTATTTTTGTGATTTATAAAAATTGTTTATGATAGTTTTAATCTCATCAATAAATACTTCGTCATCGTTATTATACAAACTATTCGTGACGTTAATTAAAACATCGTGTGCTTCACAAGGCATGAATTCACCAGGTCTATGTTGATGGACGCCAACACATCCATACTTTTCCAACCCGTATTTTCTCGCTTCTTCAGCATTATCAAAGATTGGGAGACCATCAAGTTCCCCAATTTTTTCCATATTTGTTGAGTTGAGATTACCAGGTCTTGATAAGAAGTTTCCTTCAAGTGATATTCCTGTTGTCTTATTTGATAGAACATATTTCTCAAACATTTGTTTATTATCCCATTTGATTGTTGCCATCCAAGTTCCCTTATTGACCTTGAATCCCATCTTGGTTGCTTTATCCATTTCAGGGTCATCAACAATCCAACTTTCATAGACATAACCTCCATTTAATTTTAGACCAGAATGTTCATAATTAAAGGATTTGTGTCTATCCTGTTTGAAGAACTTTCTCGCCATCTTTTTGATGGTGTCCTCACTGAAGAAAACATAGTATATTTCCCCAATTTCGTCCCTTCTGGCAATGTATCTATTCGGTTCCATAACAACTGTTGTCACCTCATAGTTTAACTCATCAGCAAAGTTCTGTGACAACGGCAAGACATTGTCAGGGTATTGGTCAGTCCAGGGATATTGTTCTTCATAACACTTCATTCTTGACTCTTCTTCACCATATCCTTTATCCAAATATCCTTGAACGCAACCCATTCTGTATTCATATCTCTTGGTGAGTTCTTCTTGTATTTGTTTTAACTTTCTCTGCGCCCACTCAATACCCGCAGTGTCACCCCATCCTAACCAAGCAACATACCCCTTATCTTTCCAAGGCGTTCCTTTGTATTCTTCACTTATCTCTGCGTTCTTTCTATGACGAGCAAAAGACGCCATCCGAGCAATCGTTTCTTCACTTATTGGTGATTTTGAACATAGTTGGTTTGCTCTTGTCCAGCCTATGCGACCCATTCCTTGAACCTCATCACCGTGTTCATCTCTCCATCTTAACACCTTACAAGCAGCATCTGAAGCGGCTTTAGGGTAGTCATCATATGATTCAAATTCTTCCATTTTAACCCCGTGTATGACCTTCACATCTTCGTTGAAATAATTCTCATTTTCAGGTATTCCACCAATAAAACCTCTAACACCTTCAAACTCAATTTCACATATCGCTGTGGCATCAGGTTCTCCTTCAAATAAGGCTTTGGGTGATGAATAAACAACCAATCCTTCCAATAGACCAATTGCTCCATCTTGTGAGTTCATATAGATTTTATATTCACTTATTCCACCTCTACCTGGTTGTAGTTCAACAGTAGGTCTTCCCTCACCGATATTGGATGAAATTGCTGTCTTTGCTCTTTTTGGGATTTTACTGACAAACTCCTCTGTGGATACACCTTGTGGAATCTTCCATACTATCTTTTTTAGGAGATGACGACAGAATTTACCCGATTTGTAGGTCTTCAAATCAACTGTTGTTCCTCTCGTTCTTGGAACAAGTTTGTATGACTCACCATCAGCACTTAATTCTGCTGATAGTTGTGCCAAGTCAGTGTCACGATACACCAAATCCTTTCTGATTAACTGACGACATAACTTTCTTGATTCCTTGATTAGAGTAGGACCCAGTCCAATATCTACCGCATAGTAGTATCTTACCACCTCTCCGTTTAATCCATCCCCTGTATCAATCAATTTTGGATTGGATTGGATGGTATAAAACTCTTCAGGGGTTAGGTTCTCCACCTTGAACCCTTCCGTATTGGAAAAGAAGTATTGTAGTTCTTCACCTTTATCTGAAAAGTGTTGGGTTAATTGACATTCACCATTACATTCGGTTTCATCTTCAAAGATTTCCCATTTGTAGTGAGTGGCAGGGTTCTCTACCAACGATAGAGCATCAACACCTGACCCATCATCTTCTTCTGTCACGTATAATTCTATAATTTTCATAATCTACTTATTTGTTCCAACTTGGAGTTTATCTTGTTTGTGTCTTGTATGTCATTATACAACACATATGTCTTAATTGGGGTTTGATTTTGTTTTCTTATCTCTTGAGCAATTTCTGAATCATTTGATTGAATGGCTCTACCCCCTGTTGATAAGTTTATCTGTGACAATAAGTCAGAGAATTGTGACACAGCATTTCTATTTATGATGGCTTCACCACCTTCCAATTCAAGTCCTCTACCCATTGGGACTCCACCCATTTCGTGTGATTCTCCCATAACAAGACCACCTCTTCTGGCTTGGAATTGTGTTCCTTGAACAAAAGTTAATTGGTCTTTAATTACAAGGACTTGGGCTGCCGTTATTCCCGCATAAATACCAGCGAGGATTTGACCGAATGGTGGGGCGACATTGGCAATGGCATTTACAACAGCCTGTGCTCCGTTTGCTACTGCTTGGGCTTGAGCAAACCTCAATTCACTTATTCTACCTCTTTTATTCAATTCAAATCTCTCTTTTTCAATATCTTTTCTGATTTCTTCTTGTAAAGCCTTTTGTCTTTCTGTTTCATCACCCACTTGAGCCAAGGCTTGTTCTCCATAATAGTCAAGTTGTTCTAATTGTAATGATATTGAGTCAGAAATGACCCCTTGAATTTGTCCTGTAATGTCGTTAAATATCGCCACAATCTCACTTGTTAAGTCATTAAGGTCTTCCTTAAACTTTTCAAACTTAATTGACCCTATTAAATTTCTTATTGCGTTAATTTGTTCTTCTGTAAGGTTGGTAGTTTCTGCTGTTGCCGTTTTGAAGAACCTTTCAATCTCATTAAGTCTTTCTTTATTTTCTTTACTTGCATTTATGAATAATGCCAATTGTTCTAATTGTGCGTCAGATAGTTTTTGATTTTGAGCATCAAGATTATCGTTAATTTGTGTATTGAGTTCTCTTAATTTGTCAGTTACATCAACAATACCATCATATAGAGTTGATTGTTCTTTTAATCCAGTAACGATTTCATTTACCAATTTAACTTGGTCTTCACCTAATTGGTTAAATAACTTTCCATCAAAAAGTTGTTGTGAAACCAAATTGTTAATTTCTTCATCAACTTCTTTTTGTGATTTAAGTTCTTCAGTTTGTTTTCTTTGTATATCAAATACATCTCTAACCAATTGATTATAATTTGCTTTATCTGCCAATAACGCCAGTTCAGTATCTCTTTGTTCTTGAAGAATTGTTAATTGTGCCAGTTGTTGTGTTACAGTTATTTCACCACTAAAAAATTTTTGATTAATTAAATCAAACTCATCATTATATCTATCTTCAATACTTTTTTTAAGGTCAGCATTATACTCTTGAGTTAATTCATTCAAATCAACTTGTTTTTGGAAATAGTCAATCAAAATCTGTAGGCTTTCCTCACCAATAACTTCAGCGTTTTCTTTTGATAATTCAGAAATCAATCCTTTTACTCTTTCCAATGATTTTTCTTCAACATCAATCGTAAAATCTAATGATTGTGCTGATTGGAATATACCAGCAAAATTATCAGCAAATGTTTTTTGTTCTTCATCACTTGGAATTATGTTTGGAGTAACCAACCTTCTTAATGATTCTTGAAATTCAACAAGTCCCCCTTCAGCACTACCAAGTATTCCTAACCTTTCCTCAAGGAGTTTATTCTGTCTTTCAATAAGGTCATTTGCTTGTTCAATAACCTTAACTTCATCTCTTTCTCCTGTTGCCAGTAATTTAATTTCTTCTCTATACGCTTTTGTAAGTCGTATATTTTCTTCAAGTATTTCAGCATATTTTGAATCTATTTTATTTCTATCTTCTTTTTCTTTATTTCGGTCTTTCCTGTTCTTATCAGCCTTCTCTCTCTCCTTTCTTAACTTGGATTCATTCTCGTTGAGTTTTTCCAATAAGTCAAGGTATAAGGTCTCATAACGTGATACATCTTGTCCCGCTTCGTTAATGGCTTCCTGTTGATTTTCAACACCTGTTTGAACTTGTCTTGAAGCAAACGCCCAACTATTACCAAATGATAAAATGGAGTTTG